CGACTCTCGCACTACCTGCACGGTTTCAGACTCACCACCCAGTGCCCGCAGTGTGCATTGGAAGTTGCTGCGACTAAGTGAGTCGGAGTCTCTGTGCTGCGCGGTCGATACAAAGTAGTCCGACCACTCAGCCCCGAAATAAGAATCGGGAAGCTCCCATCGTTCTAGCGTATGCGGTTCATACATGGTCAGTCCTCAAACCCGAAGTTGTGTTTCTCTTCGTCGGTCATACGCTCATAGCACATAAGCCATAAGTCGCCGTCCTGATTCAGGGTGAAACAGTCGCCACGATGGTGGAACTCGAAACGGCGCAGGATGTCGTCCCATGCTTCCCAGTAGTGCTCTGAGTCGGGGCCGGCTGCGCACTGCTCGCGTGCCCAATCAGAGACTCCGCGAACTTCACCGTTCCCATCGTCATCTGCAAGCCACCCATTGACGAACAATTGGGGGATATAGATACCGTTGCGGTCTGAGATCAAAAGCTCGATTGCATTCATGTGTGTATGGCTCCGGGTTTTTGTGTAGGTTAGAACGAAGAACAGAAAACGACCGTATCGTCCAGCACTGCGACGACTTGGGTCATCTCTTCAAGGTAGCGGGTAGCGACTACCTGCGCGCCCTCGTCGTTGTCATCGTCAAGCTTGTAGTCGTCCATGACTTCCTGAAAAGTGGACTGTGTGTAGTCGCAGCAGATGCCGATTACGTCGAACTCCATCTCTTCGCCCGAGTCCTCCTCGTACTCTTCGAAGTAATCGAAGAGTGCATCGAGTGCCTCGTAGGTGAAATTATTCGGGCGCAGAGTTTCGAATGCGCGGTGGAAGTCGTAACTGCTGATTGTGTGTTTCATGGTGTGTTGTCCTGTGTAAGTCAGCGGGTTCTGTTAAGAATGGTGAGAGCTTTAGCTGCTAAGTCATGGGGATCGGCTACGTCATGAACGTCATAGCCAAGGATTGCCAGTGCTGCGTAGACAGCAGTCTTGAGACTGACCCCATCGTTTGCTGCCTTGTAGTAACGGGCAACCTGTACGAGGACGGTTACGGTATGGAGCGACTTGGCTAGGGTTTTCTGAGTCATGGTGCGTTCTCCGAATGGGGAGCAGTGCTCCCCTATGTGTAGTCGATCAGATGATGAACTCGGGCGACTTGTCCCATCCGTGGGTGCGCGCGATTGCAAGCATCTCAGCCTGTGCCTTGCTGCGCAGACTGCAACGGATCAGAGCACTGATCGAGCGGGCTGCGTAGTCGCCACCAATGTGGGGAGCGTAGGTTAGGATTTTCGACATTTCTTTTCTTTCGAAGTTGTTCATGATGCGTCCTTGTGAGTTGGTTGTCATGCACTGAGTGCATGAGTGAAACTGTACCCGTACCCTGTACCCTGTACAATAGGCAATTGTTCCACTTTTGTAACTTGTTGCACATTGGCGGAACGGGTGAGACAACTGGGCGCATTTCGACTAGGTGGATTTTGGAAAACCCTGTGATTCTGTACCCATTGGAAAAGAGTCTAAAAAAGCTCTATAGATACCCGTACATCGTATGGTTAATCTGTCCGCGCCCGCCTCGTTTTTTAGCCGGATTGAGATATACGGATTTCCGGCGAATTGGCTCAGACACACTTACGTGGTGCAAGAATGGGCACAGTGTGCAAGTGGTGCCTATCCTGCTGCACCTTGTGCAAGTGGTGCCCTTCCTGCTGCACCCTGTGATACTGCGACCCCTTTCACCAGCCTACCGCCCCAGTGAGTGCTCACTAACCCGGCTACCGCCCCAGTGAGTGCTCACTAACCCGGCTACCGCCCCAGTGAGTGCTTACTAACCTAATGCGTCAAAGAGGTCGCGTCAGCAGCGCAAAGGGGTCGCGTCAAAAAGGGGTCGGGGTAGGGCCGCCAACTTTGGATATGTCCAAGGAGGCACCACAAACCCTCTTAAAATTTTTTATAAATATTAGTTGCACGTTGTCCATTTATGCAGTAGCAAGACAAATCCCATGCTAGGATCAGGACACTATGGATAAACAAACCCTTGATTCCGTAGGCGCAGAAACTGCGGTAGCTACAAACTCCAATTCGTTGCCGGATTGGCTAACCGCTCCTGCGCCACGCCCACCCGCCACATCGAGCCAGGGTCGCGCTTTGCTATTCGATCTGTACGAAGCGGTCTTCCCTCGCGTGCTCGACAAGATTTACAGCGGCTCGACCTTGCAGGCCGCGCTCAAGGATGACTTTCGAGACATCGACGCTGGTGCGTTTATGCGATGGATCAAGAAAGACCCCGACCGGCACGGTCTGTACAAAGAGGCTAAAGAAATTCGCACTGAAGCTTGGGCAGGCAGGCTTATCGACCATGCGGTAGGTGCTGACTTGGCCGAGGACGTTCAGCGTTCCAAGGTAGCGGTGGACGCCTACAAGTGGCTGATGGCTGCGGACAATCGCCGCGTGTATGGCGAGACAAAGCAGATTGACTTTGGTGGCACCATCTCGATCAACAATGCGCTAACTGCGGCACGCGAGCGAATCGTGAACGTGATCGACATCACTCCCCAACTGGAGATGGACGACTGATGCAAAAGCCCATCTACAGCGCCGAGGAGGAGATGGTGCTGATGACTCAGTTGTGGTCGCCGCAGATTTCTGATGACCCCGAGACATTCGTTATGTTTGTCTTCCCTTGGGGGCAACCGAACACACCCTTGGAGAAGTTCAAGGGGCCGCGCATGTGGCAGCGTAAGGTGCTGCGCGAGCTTACGACGTTCATCAAGGCTAACCGAGGTAAGCTGACCAACGACCAGTTGATCGACGCGATGCGCGACGCCACGGTGTCGGGGCGGGGCATCGGGAAGTCGGCACTGGTCAGTTGGCTGATCCTGTGGATGCTGACTACCAGAATTGGCTCATCGGTCATCGTGAGTGCCAACAGCGAGAACCAGCTTCGTAAGGTCACCTGGGGCGAGTTGACCAAGTGGGCGACGATGGCGCTGAACGCCCACTGGTGGGAACCGACCGCGACAACCTTGGTGCCCGCGCAGTGGCTAGCCGAGCTTGTCGAGCGTGATCTGAAGAAGGGCACACGCTACTGGGGTGCGGAGGGGAAGCTATGGTCGGAGGAGAACCCTGACAGCTATGCCGGTGTGCACAACATGGACGGCATGATGGTCATTTTCGATGAGGCGTCCGGTATCCCCGACAGCATATGGTCGGTGGCAGCGGGGTTCTTTACAGAGAACATTCTCGACCGTTACTGGCTCGCGTTTAGCAACGGACGACGTAACCAGGGCTACTTCTACGAAGCGGTCGAGGGTAGTAAGCGGGACTTTTGGAACTCGCGCAAGATCGACGCCCGCTCAGTCGAAGGCACCGACCAGTCGATCTACAACCAAATCATCGAAGAGTACGGGGCAGACTCTGACCAAGCCCGTATCGAGGTGTATGGCGACTTCCCTAAGAGCGGTGACGATCAGTTCATCGGGCCGTTTGTGGTCGATGAAGCAGTCAAGCGTCCGCTCTACAAGGACGCCACCGCACCCATCGTCATTGGTGTAGACCCTGCCCGCAGCGGCATGGACTCCACCGTCATCGTAGTGCGCCAAGGACGGGACATCACTTCAATCAAACGCTACCAAGGCGATGACACCATGACCGTTGTCGGTCACGTTATCGAGGCTATTGAGGAGCATAAACCCATCTTGACCGTGATTGATGAGGGTGGGCTTGGCTACGGCATCCTTGACCGGCTGGTTGAGCAGCGTTATAAGGTAAAAGGGGTTAACTTTGGCTGGAAAGCTAAAAACTCGGTCATGTGGGGCAATAAACGGGCTGAGTTGTGGGGCGAGATGCGTAATTGGCTCAAAACTGCCTCAATCCCAACTGATCGATTGCTCAAAAACGACTTGACAGGCCCAAAAACCAAGCCGGATAGCAGTGGCAAGTTATTTTTGGAGTCCAAAAAGGACATGAAGTCCCGAGGATTAGCTTCTCCCGACGCTGCGGATGCTATTGCGGTGACTTTCGCGTATCCGCTGGCCCACCGCGAGTACAATCCTAAGCTGCCTCGGCGTGCAATGGCTCCTGGAGCCGTCAGTAACTCTTGGATGGGATCATAATGCCAAAACCCGGACTGTATGCCAACATTAACGCGAAACGCGAGCGCATTAAGGAAGGTTCCGGCGAGAAAATGCGCAAGCCGGGAACCGCAGGCGCGCCGACCGATAAAGCGTTCAAAGAGTCTGCCAAGACTGCGAAAAAGAAATGAGTAAAGACATGCTTGATACGATGCGGGGCCGGTTAAAAACGGCTATTGCAGCGTATTCAGACTCACGCGAAGATGAACTCGACGATCTTCGCTTTATGGCTGGCTCGCCTGACAACCAGTGGCAATGGCCTGCTGACGTACTGGCGACT